CCCAAGTAACCGCACATAGGACTTGTGCTGCGTTCTATCCTTGGAACGGTTCTTCGCCATGCGCTCCTGAAGCTCCGCCTCCGGGTTCCCTTCCACATACTTCTTATGCCATTCTTCGTAGGTCATGTTGGCTGGCACGTACATCGTCTTTCCTGTGGCAGGGTCCCTGGCCCATCGTTTCATCCGGGCCAAATCCTCCGCTTTGAGATAGGCTATCGTGGTGCATCGGCACCAGGGATGCATAGGAGGGTAATTGACTGAGACTTTTCTCTCCGCAACTGGGAAATCCTTTCCGTCCAAGGGCGCACAATCTTCCTTACAGGTTCGCACATCCAGAGTCGCAATGTAAATGTAACGCTTTATACCGCATTCCTTATAGCTCTCAGCTTCCATCTCGCTGGCAAGGTAGGATGCTTCCGTCCTAACCAGACGGCGGGCAGTACTTGCGCCGGTCGCAAACTTACTCTGGATTATTTCAGCAGTTTCCCGGTCTGTTCGGCCGGTTATCAAGCTTAAAAGCAATTCCTCCTTCAGCGTCTGCGCCAGGCCTGCAGTGTTACGCCAGATGCGGTCGGAATAGTTCATTCCCGACCACCGGCTATTTATTACCCGGTCAATCTTTGCGGCTGTTACCGCAGAAAAAGAAAAGCCGTACCCCACACGTTGCTGGATGTCAAACATGGATTTATAGAAACTCTCATTTGCCAAATCCACGTAGAAACTTGTATTGTGTACCTTTTCCTGCCCGTATACCTCCCGCATTACCATATCAATCTGGTTCTGCTTCTGCTGCAGATGCTCCAAACGCGCTTGGTATGCAGGTGCTTCCAGTTCTGCCAGCAGCTCCGCCTTCACGGCATCGTCCTTCTCCTGGCTGAGGACACGCTTCAGCTCATCCAGAGACGCCTTGTTCTGCATCTTATTCAGCAGCCGTCGTGCCTCCGCTTCTGATAGATGGTGTTTCCGGCGGAAGCGGCTGAATATCTTATCCAATTCATAGCTTAGATATCTGGATGATTTCAGATAGAGTTTTGAAATCTCATCGGCAACCTCTTCTGCCTCAGCCATGTACTCAAACATGCGCTGGGCCTGCCGGCGGGCCCAGTAATCACTCATCTACATCACCGCGCTTCTTCTTTTCAGGCGGTTCGTCCTCCTGTTCTTCATCCGGCGGAGTGTTGCTGCCAAGCCCGAAGGCCTCCTTCTGCTTCTCGAATGCCTCCGTCTCTTCCTTCTCTACTGCTTTCAGCTCCTCTTCCGGATCCTCCACGAAGGGAATCTGTGACAGTAATGTCTTGCGGCTTACCTTCCCCCAGAGATTGACTGTTATCTGGCTGATTTCCAGCAGGTTCTTCGGCAACGCCCGAGTAAATGTCGGCTTTATCGCCTTGATATCAATGTTCACTCCGCTGCGCTTATTAAGGTAATTGGAAAAAATACGGAGCCGCCTGCGCAGCCCCTTTTTATAATACCTGGTCTTTATCTTTGTTATGTTTTCCATCCCGAGCAATTTAAATTCCATAGCCACGCCGCTGACATTCCCGCCAAAAGCTTCATCCGTCATACATGGAATGTGCGAAAACTTATGGATATCCTGTTCGATAGCCTTTTTCAAAATCTCAACGCCAGATTCATCAAAGGTGCGGGTAAGGTATTCAGCTTTTGAGCCATCCGGTAGCTCCAGAAGCTTTTCTTTTTTTATCCGCTTCATTGCCGCCTGGGAATTTGTTTCCTCTCCCTCTTGTACCGTGGTTTCATCTTCATCTGCCAGCAGTGTACCATAGATTGCAAGAATGGCATCTATGAATTGCTCCTTGTCCGTAATACGGTCGCTCATCAGGGCGTTGTACGCATCAATCAAAGGTATCTGTAGCTCATAGTCCCCAATCTCCAGCTTGTTATTCTGATATTCAATAATAGGAACCTCTCCCATGAAATGGGGCTCCGGAGTTTCGACAAGCGGTTGTGTCTCCTCCGTGTCCTGAATGTTCAGAACGTACTTATAATTCTGCGTCACCACCGTAGCAGCATACCGGATATTGGTTTTATCGGTATCATCTATTTTTGGATAATAGTATACGCCGAATAACTCATTTTTCTCTATGGTATCATCACACACAATAAAAGTGTTCTGGGGAGGAAGATTCTTAATTCTAAGTTCAGCGGCCTCCCGCGCTGCATAGATATACTCATAGGCTCTACCATACACAGAAAGGTCGAGGCCAAGGTCTCCATCTACCTCATCAGCACCAGCGCTTTCCAGTTCATCCGTTAGCGGCGTAATATCCTGATCACTTTTATATGCCACCGGGTTCCCGATGAAATAGGAACTTGCGGTATCAGAAATATCCTTCGCATGGTTGCACACAAGTTTGTTTGCCCTGTTCTCTGACAGTATCTTATGCTGCCCGCCATAGTATTTCTCAAGCGTTTCAAGGCGCGGTATGCAGGTCCTATGCTTCTGTATCAGATGCAGGATATCACGTTTATTCAGATTGCGTTCATCATATGTCTCTGCAGGTATTGTGAATTGTCTCAATTTATCACCTTCTTTCAATGCAGCCCCAACTTCTGTTTATTTTTAATCCTGGCTCTGTTCGTGCCAAGTATTGTAAATACAAAATATCTGACGGCATCCATTCCGTGGTCATGCTGCTTCACTGGTTTATCTTCCCCACGTTCGGCCGCCTTCTCATCCCAGATATAGCTTCCGAATTCTTTTATCGTCCCCTGGCAGTTATCTGCAAACACAAGCTGCCCATTCTGGAGTAGGGAGGCCACCAGCCTGATACCGTCCAGCACATCATTTTTACCTTTTATGACGGTATACCCTCTCTTCCGCAGCTCCGCAATAAAGGAAGCTGCCGCCGGATCCACAATCACGGCCCTTATTGGGGTCCCCTCCAGCCATTTCTTCAAGTCATCTGCATATTCGCTGTCTGTTTTTTGGCTGCCTTTATCGCGGCCGGAATAATAGTACTCACGAATGCAGTACCATTTCTTATCACGGCCCTTATTCCACAAGAGAAAAACTGTAGCATTTTGCGTACCATAATCAATAGATACGTACCTGCTACCATCTGTAAGCAGCTGGAAAAATTCAGTTATCTTCTTAACATGCCTCTCTTCAGAAAACATGTCATAGATAATGCCTTCGGCCATAGCCCATAAGCCAAGTATGTAGCGTTTGAAGAATACGCCGCTGTAATTGCTCCGGTATCTGGCTTTAATCTCTTCGGACAGGCTCAGGTTATCGTCCATAGTGAAATGGACATATAGGAGCTTTTTCAGGCCGGCTTCCTTGCCTTCCCTTGCGGCTGTCTCCTGAAGTTTCCTGACTTTCTCTTTACCGATATATCCGATAGCTTTATCAATCCAATCAACCTTGAACCAGTGATACGGCCCATCCGGATTGCAATTGAACCAGTACTTGCTTCCGTCCACGGAACAGCGGCCTGTTGCCTGGTTGACAAAGGATTCCGGCATCAGCGCAACCTCATCAAAAAAGACCCCTGCCAAAGTGATACCTTGGATGAGATCCTGCGAACGTTCATCTTTTCCCCCGAAGATATAAAAATAGTTCTCAACTCCATGCCTGGAGACTATCACCAGGTTATCCGCCCGATGGTCTGCCACCTTATAGCCGCGGCTCCGCAGCATCAGCTTAAGCCAGAACAATACATTCCGGCGAAAGCTGCCAATGGTCTTGCCACACATTCCAAAGTTCTGGCCGTTGAATCGCGTCATAGCCCACAACACATATGACAGCGACATACTTATTGTCTTGCCTGATCGGATTGCTCCGTCAGCTATAATGCCGTCATAGTCCTTCACGGGGGATGCATCGCACCACCAGTTCAGAACCTTGCGCTGTTTCTGGGAGAATGGTTTGAAATGGAATATCTGGTTAACCTCCTTCATCCGCCCAGTCCTCCGCTGCCGTACCATTCAGGGCATCCAGGAATCCATCGTCAGCGACTTCTTCCCCGCCGCCATCCAGATTGGCTTTCAGCTCTGCAATCTGAATCTGCTTTTTGGTTTTTATCAGCTTTCTTATTTCTGCCGTGACTTTCAGGATTCCTTTTTCGCGCTCCGCCTCCGTCAGTTCCCGCGGATGCGCTCCGCCGAACATATCATAAGTCACTATGTCAGTCCTGGCAATCAGCCGGGAAAGTTTCAGGCGTAGTAGCCGGATTTCTCCGTCCAGATCATCGCTGTCCGGAATGGATTCAAAAAGAGACCGCTCCGCTTCCGGAAGGGCCTCTAAGTATATTGTTTCATATGCACCGTGTTTCACGGCATTTTTATTTCCGGGCGGGGCAGCTCCACCTTTGTTTCCAACTGCGTTCTGATTCCCTGGCTGCCCGCCTTTATGATTAGTAACGTTACTTTTCGTTTTTGGTAACGTTACTTTATCCCATTTATCTTGATTCTTCCATTTCCGAACCTGCTCTTCTGATACTCCCAGCTTTTCGGCAATATCTTTGAGCTTTCGTTTTCTCCCGCTGTTCTCCCACAGCTGGAATGCTTTGTCCCGGTTCGGGCTTCTTGGCCTTGCCACACACCACCACCTCTCAATCGTGTTTGTTTTGGGAAAAAGAAAAGAAGCAGCAATGCGCCACCTCTTCCACATATATTAACAATTAATTAAATTAAATGCATACTCCAGTTCTTTTTTATATCTGTTTACACTCCTGTTAACTTCCACCTTTCTTCCTTCAATCCTATGCTGTCTTCCCTCAATCAAATTATCAATAGGTATCGCTTTAGAACCGCTTATTCTTCCAGAACTATGAAAATCTGACAACAATGCAAAATGGTCAACAACATTTTCAGTCGTAAATACATCTTTGTACTTTAGTGCGATATCAACTGCTCGTTCAATATACATACGAGATGCACTATCTATTTGATGATCCGCTTGTCTATTCCAACCACAGTGTGTCATAATTATTGCTTGGACAGTAGGTTTTTCTGACATTCCCGCTCTCTCTCTCCAAATATTAAAATCGCTTGCTGGGTTATGAAGCATTTCAAGTGTGAGTTCCAATGAATAAATAGATTGTTCATCAACTCTTACTGGAATAATTAAGGCATCAGATGCCGCCCAAGCTAAGTGAGTTCCTCCTGCAAAAAAAGGGCTCGTATCTATTAATATTTTTTCAGTCTTCGTTTCTTCCATTTGCTCCACAATTATGGTTTTAAGCATTTTTAATAAAACACTAACAGGTCTCTCTCCATTTCCAGAAGATGTCATTCCTAAATATTCATTCAATCGCGAATAAAATTGACTGGGAAACAAAAACAGATGGCTGCTTCCGGGAATAAAATAACATGTTTTACAGTTACTTCTAAATTCCTCATTGAAATCTTGAAGTCTCAAGGATAAATTCTTATCTCCTATTTGCCATGCTGAACCCATCATTTTTTCCATTAATGCATCATAAATAGTGCTTCCTTCATAAGGCTTTGTACTATTCAACAACAGGGATGTAAAATTTTGTTGGGGACACATATCCAAAAATAAAGTCATATACTTTTTACTCATTGCATAAGCGAGATTGAAAGATAAAGTCGTTTTACCAATACCGCCTCTAAAATTTGTTATTGCATAGGTTTTGAACTCCCTATTTCCAGGAATATCTATCTTTTTTAGTTCTCCTGACAAAATCTTATCATATCTATCGAATAACTCTTGCATAATGTCCTCCCTATTCTTTTTCGAGCGGTCTCGGAAACTCTTTGAAGCCCGAATTTCCGCTCTTTTTTACTTTCTT